TACCTTGGGATGGTAAACTCAAGTATGACTATCAGTTATGGATTGACTCGGATATAGTCTTTGACACACAGAAGTTCTGGCAGTTATGTGACCTTGCAGTACCTGCTGAAGGTGATGAGAGACCTATAACTGGTGGATGGTATGCTACAGAGGATGGCACAACTACTTCTGTTGCTCACTGGTTAGAAGAAGATGACTTCCGTAAGAACGGTGGAGTAATGAACCACGAGACTGTGGAATCGATCAGCAAACGTCGTAAGCCATTCACTGTAGACTACACAGGTTTTGGATGGGTTATGATTAAGAATGGTGTCTTTGAGAACCTCGAATACCCTTGGTTTGCTCCTAAGATGCAAGTCTTTGAGTCTGGTAATGTTCAGGACATGTGTGGAGAGGACGTATCGTTCTGCTTAGATGCCAAAGAGAAAGACTATGAGATTTGGTGCGATCCTCGTATCAGGGTGGGTCATGAAAAAACTCGTATAATTTAAGGCGTGTCTCGTAAATTTATCTAAAGTTATTATGGCAAAAATGTACAGTACAGGTGGGACGCAAATAGAGTCCAAACCGAAAAAAACTCGTCAAGGAAATGGAAAGCATACCAAGTATGCGAACTCCTCTCGTAATACTGCTCCTAAGAAAAACAGAGGTCAAGGAAAGTAAACTATGCCAGCACTAATCTGTAACTTACCTGCATATGAAGTATGGGTAAGAAAGGAATACCTCCTAGATCATAAAGGAGGTCATGGAGAATTTGTAAAAGGTATCTGGGTATCTGCTAAGAGCATACCTGGACGTGCCTTTTACTTTGAAACATATCTACCTGATTATGCGGCAATGTTTGATAAGTTACCGATATCAGCATTCTTAAGTGAGCCTGAGATACCAGATCCTGATTTAACCCTACATAACCTACAGTTTTGGAATTGTATGGACTATGGCGTAGTTGCCGTTCAGAAGCAGTTTGTAGGGTCTATGCATTATGAACTATATACAAGAGATTATGGGACACAAACAGGTACATATATTTGTACATTAGACAACTATCATCAAGATGTTGATGCGGTTGACTACTCTACAAGTGAGAATCCACCTGAACATAAGTCTCATAACCTAATTGAGTTAGACAACGGGCAATTTGCACTCTATCCTAACAATAGAATACGTATCTATGATAATAGTCTAACCCCTGAACCACCTAAAACTCCTGATTTTAAGGTTTCAACAGTCTTTTATCAGGTTGAGAATGGTCATGATAGGGATGGATTAGGTAGTGATGAAAATTATTTCTGGAAAACCACTAAAGAGAGGAAAGAAAATGACAATGAACAACAAGAAAATGTTAAGGGAGATATCCAACGACCAGATAACACCGAAGAAGCATGATTTTAGTGTACAGAATGACCTATATGAGAAGAAATCAGACAATGATTTCTATGAGGGACTAGACTTTGACGATGAATGTTATGGGGGTGCAGAAATTTGATAAAAAATAGGTGATAAATAATTAATATTCTTGTATAACAATTAAAATAAATGCCTTTAGAACGGGTTAGTAGGGGATTTAAAGATCTTAGCATGACGTTTCAGTCTAATCCACTGAATTCAGACTTGATTGGTCTTAAAAATGAGAACGCTATTGCCCGTTCCATAAGAAATATTGTATTTACACTACCAGGTGAAAGATTTTTTAACGAATCTTTTGGATCTAATGTTAATGAAGTGTTGTTTGATAACGTAGATGACATCAGTGCTTCATTAATTGTCAGTCAAATCACCGAATCTATTGAAAATTTTGAACCAAGAGTTAATTTAATTAACGTAGAGGCATTTCCTGACATAGAAAACAATTCGTTTGATGTGCTTGTGAACTATGAGATTATAGGAGCAGACGTTCCACCACAAGAATTACAATTCGCATTGTTGCCGACAAGATAAAATGCCATTAGTTAACTTTTCTAATCTGGATTTTGAGCAGATTAAGACAACTCTTAAGGATTACCTACAAGCTAATTCTAATTTTACAGATTACGACTTCGAGGGTTCTAACCTTTCGTCAATAATTGACGTATTGGCATATAATACTTACATTACTTCGTACAATGCCAACATGGTAACGAACGAAGTGTTCATTGATAGTGCTACTTTAAGAGAAAATGTAGTATCTTTAGCAAGAAATATAGGATATGTACCAAGATCAAGAAAAGCAGCAACAGCAAATGTTAATTTTTTCGTAGATTGTTCAAGTATTGTACCAACTCCTGCAACATTAACTCTTAAAAGAGGTCCAATTGCTGCATCTGAAGGAACTTTCGGTAATCAGTCGTTTGTTTTTTCAATTTTAAGTGATATTACCGTTCCTGTTATTGATGGAATTGCATCTTTTGACGATCTTCCTGTTTCTGAGGGAACATTTTTAACTTCAAACTTTACTTTTAATTCTAGAACCCCAAATCAGAAATTTGTTTTACCAAATAGTGGTATTGATACTGAATTAATCGCAGTTTCTGTAAAAGGAAATGAACAATCTACTACTTCTACAAAATATACAACACAAGATAGTCTTTTAGACGTAAAATCTAACTCAAAAGTTTATTTTTTACAAGAAATTGAAAATGAAAGGTATGAAATATTTTTTGGAGATGGAATTTTTGGAGAAAAACTAGAAGAAGGTAATTTTATTACTGTAGATTACATAACTTGCAATGGTGATAGTGCAAATGGTATAAATCAATTTCAATTTTCAGGTAAATTAACGTATATTCGTAATTCAATCGAGTATACAGTTACAACAGGCATCTCTTTGCTTACTACAAGCGTTTCTGCTCAAGGTGGAGAGGTAATTGAGAGTGTGGATTCAATTAAAAAGTTTGCACCACGAATTTATGCCTCTCAAAACCGTGCTTTAACAGCAAATGACTATGAAACATTAATTCCAGCAAAGATTTATCCTGAAACAGAGTCAATTTCTGTTTTTGGAGGTGAAGAATTAGTACCACCTCAATTTGGAAAGGTCTTTATAAGCATAAAACCAAGAAATGGTGATTTTCTTCCTAATTTGATCAAAGAAAACATCAAAATGAAGTTGAAGAAATTTGCAGTTGCTGGAATTGTTCCAGAAATACTTGATTTGAAGTATTTGTTTATTGAAATTGACTCAAAAGTGTATTATAACTCCAATTTAGCACCTTCTGCTGAATTTGTCTCTACTTTGGTTCAAGAAAATGCTACAAAGTACTCAGAATCAAGTGAATTAAATAGATATGGTGCCAGATTTAAGTATAGTAAATTTTTAACAGTCATAGATGATAGTACTGAAGCAGTAACATCTAATATTACAACAATTTTAATGAGAAGAGACCTAAGAATTGCTGCAAATTCTTTTGCAGAGTATCAAATAGGTTTTGGTAATGAATTTTATATAAAGAGTATGGATGGTTATAATATTAAATCATCTGCATTCAGAATTAATGATATTTCTGATAATGTTTACCTTTCTGACATACCTGACACTAATAGAATAACAGGATCTCTATTTTTATTTACATTACCTTCCGAAAATTCAACTACACCAACTATAGTGAGGAGGAACGTTGGTAATATAAATTATAAGAAAGGGATCATAACAATTAACCCAATTAATATTATAAGCGGAAAATTAAAAGATGGTCAACCAATTATTGAACTTTCTGCTTGTCCAAAATCCAATGACGTGATTGGATTACAGGATTTATATTTACAACTAGATATTAGTAAGAGTAATTTTGATACTGTTATTGATGAAATTGCATCTGGACTTGATCCATCTGCATCTAACTATATTGTTACATCCAGCTACCATAACGGGAACCTAGTAAGATCATAAAATGCCAGAAACAAGAATCCAGTTTAATAACATTGTTCAAAATCAACTTCCTGTGTTTACACAGAGTGAGTTCCCTTTAGTTTCTGAATTTTTAAAGTCTTATTACCAAGGACAAGAATATCAAGGCGGTCCTATTGATTTAATTCAAAATATTGATGAATATGTTAAAATTGAAAATATAACCAACCTTACAGAGTCTGTTGGATTAAGAACTGATGTTACAATTAGTGATGAGACTATTGAAGTTGATATGGTCAACTTCCCAAGAGGAACTGATGGATTTCCTAAGTCTTATGGACTTTTAAAAATTGATAATGAGATTATAACATATACTGGAATTACAACTACTTCGTTTACAGGTTGTGTAAGAGGATTTTGTGGTATAACGTCATATAAAGCAATAAACAATCCAGATGTACTAGTATTCAATTCAAGCACCTCTGAGGGGCATACAGGTGGGTCTAAGATACAAAATTTAAGTAGTCTGTTTCTTAAAGAGTTCTTATTAAAAACAAAACATTTAATTTTACCTGGTTTAGAGAATAGAAGTCTTGATAAAGACCTAGATCAAAATCTTTTCATAAAACAATCAAAAGATTTTTACTTAAGTAAAGGAACTGATAGATCTTTTGAAATTTTATTCAAAGCACTCTATAATCAAAATGTTCAGGTCATAAAACCTAGAGATTTTCTTCTCACTCCATCTAATGCAAACTTTAAGATTACAAATGACATTGTAGTTGAACCAGTTCAGGGAGATCCAAGAAATTTAGAAAATTCTACTTTATTTCAAGGTAGTTCCGAAAGTATTGATAAAGCATATGCACCAGTTGGATCTGTAGAACCAATTAATGTTGGAGTAGGAGAGACATATTATAAAATCAGTTTTGACTCTGGTTATGATAGAGATATTAGAGTTAGGGGTGCTATCTATGGTAATTTTGTTGTTCATGATAAAACTAAAAATATAGGAGTTGTTTCTATTGGAGCAACTGTAGTTGATGTTGATTCTACAATAGGATTTCCTGATCAAGGAGAATTAAAAGTAGTCTTTACTGATGCTACAAATGGAATTGTTTCATATACATCAAAATCAGTAAATCAATTCTATGGATGTAGTGGCGTAACTGCAAAAATTGCAGATGCTTCAAATATTGGAATTAATACTTATGCATTTGGTACATCCAACTTAGATCCAACGGATGAGATTAGAGTAAATATAACTGCAGTTTTGAATGAATTAGAAATTAGTGGAAATACTCATAATTTTTCAGTTGGAGAAACTGCAGAAATCAAAACTTTAGGTGTAAACGATGATAGTTTTATCGCTAAGAATTGGTTTTATAATCTTGCCCCCACATTAGAAGTCAAAGAAATTACCTTAGTTGATGCCACCGATCAAACATATAGAATAGAATTTTTTGTAGAACATGCATTTAAAAATGGCGATACAGTAACACTAGATGATACTGCGGGAAATGAATTAGAAATATCTACATTAATTAATATTGACAGTGAGACTTCTATAACATTAAAGGGACAAGGACTAATTGATACTAGTCTTAAGTACATAGTAAAAAGAAATATTTCTAAGGCAGTTTCTAATACCTTCCCTGATGCGTCTATATTCTCAACCAATGTTCAAAACCTCTATAAAGACGGAAACAAATATTTGGTTGCATCTTCGTCAATACCAACTTATAATGCTCAACCATTAAATGTTTTTAGTCAAGCAATAAATTTTGGTGGTACTTTTAGTGGAAGTGATTTTAAAATTATTTTTAGAGGAGATCATGGTTTCCATACAGGTGATGCTGTTTATTATTCACCACAAAGAGTTCCTGAACAATTCTATGATGCAAATAATATTTTATCAACAAGAGATGTTATAAAATCATCTTTATTCTCTGAAGATCTTGGTGTTATTGAGGCAGATGAGAAAGCTACTAATGCAGGATTGTATTTTATAAAAAGAGTCAATGCTTTAACGATTAAACTTTCACGAAGTAGAACAGATCTAGAAAATTCTAATTTTATATCTATTGAGACCCCAGTTACAATAGAAGATAATATTATTCAACCATTTAATTTTGAGGGCAAAACTCTACAGTCTCAAGATATTTTTAGAGAAATATCTCCAGTTCAAAATGATGGATTGAGATATGATACTGAAATTGGATTTACTGGCATATTAATTAATGGTGTAGAGATTTTAAATTATAAATCTAAGGATGTAATATACTTTGGTCAATTAGATAGAGT